AAGTTTGGTGACGGCTCTGACAACGATGGCGACTACTATATCGCTATCGACATGGCAGGCTTTGAAGAGATGGGCAAGAAGACTAAAAGCAAACGTCTTGATAGTACAGCCATCGTTGTTGCCAAGGTAGACCAGAACGGTTGGTTTGTTGAGAACATCATTGCTGGTCGCTGGACGTTTGAAGAGACAGCCAACAAGATCTTTAACGCTGTAGCTGAGTATGACCCTGTTAGTGTTGGTATCGAGAAAGGTATTGCACGACAGGCTATCATGTCGCCGCTAACAGACCTGATGAAGCAACGTAACAAGTTCTTCCGAGTCGAGGAACTGACGCACGGTAACAAGAAGAAGATTGACCGTGTTGTTGCCGCTTTACAGGGCCGCTTTGAACACGGACGCATCACACTCAAGAAAGGCGAGTGGAATGCTAAGTTTCTTGATGAACTATTCCAGTTCCCTGACCCGCTAACGCACGATGACTTGATTGATGCCTTGGCCTACATTGACCAGTTAGCCGTAGTCAGCTACTACAGTGACTTCGACTTCGACGACGATTACGAAATGATTGACCCCTTGGCGGGCTATTGATAGGAAACCATTATGAGTTTTGACAACGAATATAACAACTTCATTGAAGAGAGCCTAGAGGGTTGGGTTATTGACAAGTGTGATCGCTGGCGTGACCACTTTGAATCTAACTACTCAGAGAAGTTCGATGAGTATTACCGCCTGTGGCGTGGTATCTGGGCCGCTGAAGATGCAATGCGTCAGAGTGAGCGTAGCCGTATCATTACACCTGCTCTACAACAAGCTGTTGAGTCTAGCGTTGCAGAAGTAGAAGAAGCTACCTTTGGTCGTGGTAAGTGGTTTGATGTACGTGATGATTATCAGGACAAAGACAATGCTGACATTGCTTTCCTACGCACACAACTAGAAGAAGACTTTAAGTTCACTGGCACCCGTAAAGACATTGCAGAGTGTATCTTGAATGCCGCAGTCTTTGGTACCGGTATTGGTGAGATTGTTCTTGATGAAGTAAAGCAGGCCAAACCAGCAACACAGCCCATCATGGATGGTGCAATGGAAGCTGTCGGTGTAAACATCGAAGACCGCTTTGTTGTGAAGCTACGTCCTGTCATGCCTCAGAACTTCTTGATTGATCCTATTGCTACTAACATTGATGATGCCCTTGGCGTAGCCATTGACGAGTTTGTACCGCTACACCAAGTAGAGATGGCACAGGAACAAGGCATCTACCGTGACGTAGACATTGCTGTTGCAGAGGTCGATACAGACCTAGAGCCTGACCAAGACATCACCTTGTACACAGACGATAAAGTACGTCTAACTAAGTATTATGGTCTTGTGCCTCGTCACCTACTCGAATCGGCTCTCACAGCCTCGTCAGAGGACGATGAAGACGTAGAGGTAGTGACACTCACCGAAGACGACGAACGTGCCTCTGAGGGCTACGTAGAGGCTGTGGTGGTCATTGCCAACGGTGGAACGCTGTTGAAGGTCGAAGAAAACCCCTACATGATGCAAGACCGCCCTGTAGTAGCATTCCCTTGGGATGTTGTCCCTAGTCGCTTCTGGGGCCGTGGTGTTTGTGAGAAAGGCTACAACAGTCAGAAAGCTTTGGATACTGAGCTACGTGCCCGTATTGACGCACTAGCCTTGACAGTACACCCAATGATGGCAGTAGATGCTTCTCGCCTGCCTCGTGGCACTAAGTTGGAAGTACGTCCGGGCAAGACCATCTTGACTAACGGCAATCCTTCAGAGGTGTTACAGCCCTTCCGCTTTGGTGGTGTTGACCAAGTAACCTTTGCACAGGGAGCACAACTAGAGCGCATGGTACAGCAGGCTACCGGTGCTGTGGACTCTGCTGGTATGCAGGGCGTAGTTAACGGCGAAGCTACTGCTGGCGGTATCAGCATGGGCTTAGGAGCCTTAATTAAGCGTCACAAGCGTACCCTGATTAACTTCCAAGAAGCATTCCTTATCCCGTTTGTTACTAAGGCCGCTCACCGCTATATGCAGTTTGCTCCTGACTTGTACCCTGTACAGGACTTCAAGTTCTGCGCTAGTTCTTCTCTTGGTATTATTGCTCGTGAGTATGAAGTTACACAGCTAGTACAGTTGCTACAGACAATGGGACAAGACAGCCCAATGTACCCAATGCTGATTGAAGCAGTCATTGAGAACATGAACATCAGTAACCGTGAAGAACTCATTGGTATGCTGAAGAAGTCGCAAGAGCCTAACCCTGAAGCACAGCAGGCGGCACAGCAACAACAGCAGATGCAAATGGCACAGCTACAGGCGCAAGTACAGGCACTGTCTGCACAGGCCGCTGAGTTCCAGAGCCGTGCGCAGAAGTACCAGACTGAAGCAAGTTTGGCAGAGTACGAAGCACAGACTGACCGTATCAAGGCTTTGTCTAACAACCTAGACGAAGGCATTGAAGACGAACGTGAGTTCCAGCGTCGTGCTAAAGCCGCAGAGTTAATCTTAAAAGAACAGGCACTCAACAAAGGAGATAATGCCAATGGTCGTAACACAGCAACAGCTCAACCAAGCCCTGAAGGAAATCAACGAGTCGTTCCAGAAGCTGAATCAGCGCCTCGACGACTTAGAGTCCAAGGCCAAGGCGAAGCCCAAGCGCAACCCGCCAATGAACAGCCACGTTAAATAATGCTTGACAAATCATAATTTATATGTTATAATAGGGTTATGATTGACAAACAAACAAATGATTATTATGACGCAATGTTTACAATGTTCTCCTCTCAGGGATGGAAGGAGTTCATTGCAGACATGGAATTCGCCCTCGACAGCCTAGACAACTTAGAGTCCATCAGTGACGAAAAGCAACTGTTTACAACTCAAGGGCAAGTCAAGACTTTGAAGTCTATTGTAGGCTTCCAAAGCGCACTAGAAGCATCCTACGAGGATTTGAAGAATGATTCGTAGGTTTGACTTTCGGTGTGACAACAACCATGTTGATGAACACTGGGTAAATCACGATGTGACAACTGTCCAGTGTAATCAATGTGACAGCAAAGCCGAAAGGCTTATCTCTACTCCTACTATTGGCCTTGACCCAATTTCGGGTGACTTCTATGGGGCAACGCAGAAATGGCACAAGAACAGAGCAGAGAAACTAAAGCAAGAGCGTAAGCAAAACCAAGAATAACTTGGCGCTTACAACCATTACTTTTCCATAATGCGATTTCGCACGGAGTTTTATAACAATGGCACAATTTATTGACCGTCCAGAAGAAGATACATCAGAGGACTTCAGTAACTTTGAAGAAGAACAACAAGCACAACCTGAGCAGGAACCTGTAGAGGCAACCCCTACTGAGGATGACCTACCAGACAAGTACAAAGGCAAGGACGTTAAGGAAATTGTCCGTATGCACCAAGAAGCTGAAAAGCTCCTAGGTCGCCAGAGTTCTGAGGTAGGTGAGTTACGAAAAGTAGTTGATGATTTTATTCAGACGCAAACCAATAATCAACCTGCCCCTCAACAGGTCGAAGAAGACGACGATTTGGACTTCTTTGTTGAACCTGAGAAAGCTGTAGCAAAAGCAATTGAGAACCACCCTGAGATTCAGCAAGCCAAAGCTATCACTCAGCAGATGAAGCAACAACAGATCGTTGCTCAACTACGAGAGAAGCACCCTGACTTTGCAGAGATTCTACAGGACAACGGCTTCAAAGATTGGGTAGAAGCATCTAAGGTGCGTACACGGTTGTTAGTCGAAGCAGATAAGAATTATGACTTTGATGCGGCAGACGAACTACTGGGTTCTTGGAAGGAACGGAAGGGGATTGTACAGCAAACCCAAGAAGTACAAAACCAAGAACGTAAGCGTCAACTAAAGACAGCCTCAACCGGCACAGCTAAAGGTTCTGGCGAAGCACCAAGTAAGAAACTTTATCGACGTGCTGACATTATCAAACTTATGCAAAACGACCCTGACCGTTACTTGCAACTAGCCGATGAAATTACAGCGGCATATGCAGAAGGTCGAGTTCGCTAATCTTATTATGAAAAAGGAATACTAAAATGGCAACATCAACTTACCCTAACATGGGCGGTGCAGTAGACAACACTACAGCCGCTAAGTTTATCCCTGAGCTG